ACCTCGACATCGGCACCACGAACGTAACGTTCGAGCATTTCGCTAAGCGAAAGCGATTGATCGGGGACAGTTTTAGAAGGTTTATCATTTACCTCGCCGATGATAGGGTTAGAAGAAAGTTCGCCTTTCTGATAAGAACCATCGAGGTCAGGGTAGACAAGATGACGGGAAACATAGTTTTCCCAATTTACTAATCGTTTCATAAATTACGATTTGTTTGATTTGAGTAATGTTTGAGATAACGCCCATAGCGCTCGGATTCTTGTAATTGTTCATAAGAAATCCGTTCGCCATACTGGCGAAAGTGAGCAAGCCGAGCAGCAATTTCCTGCTGCTCGGCATTAAGTTGAATAATTGAAACCTGTTGTTTTAGTTCGGTTTCAGTGAACATTTTGTTACGATAGTAACGAGGCATAGGAACTTTATGACCAGACAACTTACTGACATACATACGAGAAAGGTCGGACTTATGAAATGCTACCATTTCAGCCGTCAGAAAAGATTTACCAAGACCTTTCGACATAAGAGAAAATTCGGGTTGTCTGTCGTCACGAGAGTGCATAGTTTTAAAATTGTTCTTATCAATATACTTCATTGTATAAGCAACAGAATCAGAGGTTACAGTACCAACGTGAACGGTTCCAAAGCCATTGGAAGCAAGTGACCAAGCGTCAGAAAATAGTTGAGAATCAGGACAATTAAACACGATAGCATGGTAGTGCGGACGTTTGTTTTTAGTACCGTATTCACCGGCTACATAATATTTAAGAGTGTGATCCGGGCAAAGTTTGCGGAGACGTTTCATATAGTCCTGAAAGTCTTTTTTGCGCAAAGTCATGAATCCATTTTCAGAAATAGGCACATACCTGGTATCGTATGTGAGAGTAACGAAATGAGCAGAAGAAGAGACTTTTTCCTCCTGCATAAGACGAAAAACCCACTGATTAACACGACGGGCCTTGCAAGGTGGACACTTGCCACAAGGAACGGGAATTTTTTCGGTGGCGCCCTTGGAAGGGAGCACATAATAAGGACTATCACAGGCCATAACAATTAGATTTGAGGTATGCCGAAACGAGGAAGTTTACGCACAACAGAAATGCGATTGAAAATATGAGAATACAGGTGATCAACGTTAGAGTCCGTAACGGCAAATACACGGGTAGTTGGAAATGAACTGATAAACAGTTCGTTGAGAGCAGGATCGGTAGAGAATATTCGGCCGAGGTGCCAATAAGAAAGAGTAGACTTCATTTCGCCAGCAACACGGGAATTCATAAACTTGTATTCGGCATACCTAGGCACATAACCAAAAACGCCTTCGGGCTCGTTGTGTGAAAAATAAACCTCTTTGTTTTTTACTTCTTGCTCACCAATGTTCGCAAAAGTAGGCCAAGCATAATCGAGACGGTCGAAACGGGTAAATTGACGAGGTAAACCTTGCTGATAAGCAGTATCGGGTTGGACATTGATCAAACCGATAATAATACCATGTTCTTCAGCAGTATAAGAAAAGTTGTTACCACCACCTACGGAGATACCGTGACCGGCCATATTGCCAACAGGGACATTTGCATCGGTGTTTTCAGCAGTAGCCAGTACTTCGGAAATAACCATGTTTTGTTTTGATCCGCCGATATATTCAGGACGTTGAAGGCGAGCATCGGAAGATTTGATACCGAAATGAGCGAGAATATTTTCTACGTAACGAGTACCGCCACGGGCATTACGTTCAAGCCATTCCTGAATGCGGAAAGCACGACGGAGAGTATTAATATCAGTAGCATCATTTTGAACATCGACGGAAAGACGGCCGTTAGGATCAATAACGGAAGGATCGGTAAGAACATCAAGAGACGAAGCAAAAGGAGAAGGACCAAGCTGGGTAGTAAGCGGCTCGCCAGTATCTACAAGAGTACCATCAGCAGCCCTACGAACAAGCATAGGATTAGAATTAGTACCATGAGGAACCAGCTCAACAGGAACGTTATCAGCAGTAGTAAGAGGAATCTGCACAGCATCACCTTTTTGAGCAAAAGGAAGCGCAGAGGTAAAATAATCATGTTCCCAAGCACGGTGATAGGGTGCGGCATTCATATTAGCATCACCATCAACACCATAAACGGTATCATTATTACCGGGAGTAAGAGGAACAAAACGAGCGTCCTGTAAATTCTGGTCGCGATAGTATTCATCCCAAATTTTGACATAGGCAGCAAAGAACATCGGGGAAATCTTCATAGTTTCCTGAGGAAGAATAGTAGGGACACCGAGATAGTCGGCAGTAGAACCTTCAACGAAAGCGCCAGTACCGTCAGAGACATTGACATAGGGTGGCTCCACCTGAGATTCATTAGTGATCCACTTTTCCCATTCGGGCCAGATGATACGATTGGGCACAAAAAAGTAATGCGTGGTAACGCGGACTTTGTGCATAACAGGAGAAATAAGAGGAGCAAAACGGAGCATGTTTTGCACAGAGAAATTGAATTTGTCGCCGGGTAATACTTCAAGAGCGCAGGTAGGAACGAGTTCGCCCATCTGAAACGACATTTTCAAATCATGAGAAAGGTCAAATTTAGAAGATGGCGTGCCCATCATTTTGACCGTGTTAAAGATATTTTTTTTCATTGTTAAAAAAGTTTAAAGGTGCCTGTGCGCTCCACGCCACATAAACGGACTTCAATCCGACAGCACCAAATTAATTAAAGGCGGATACCGCCACGAGCAACAGTAATAGTACGGCGGCCGCCACGGCGGTTACGTGAACGACCGCGACGACGAGAACGAGAACGAGAGTACCTCATAATTGAAAATTTTAATGATGAAAAAATTTGAACGGACCATAGACGAGAACATTTGAAAGATTATTGACCGAAGAGACGTTGCCAAACAGTAGAACCGCCAGCAGGGGAGATACTACCGTTAGCATCAAAGAAATTAGAAAGAAGGCGACCAACAACACGGGCCCACAGAGGATCCTGAGGATTAATACCCTGTTTACGAAGTTCGATATCGAGGTCCTTAAGAACGCCATCCTTTTCCATAAGACTAATGCGTTTACGGATTTCATCCGTTTGAGCGCGAGAGACACCGCGCTGCGATTGCATAGACAAAATACGTTCGGCAGCCTCACGAAGAGAAGAAGAATTTTGAGCGGCTTCGCGCGCATCTTTATTGATGGAAAGATCGATATCAGTATGTAGTTTGCGAAGAAGTTCGCGACGGTATTCAAAGGAAGTATCGCGAAGATCGGTTTCAAGACCGAGATCAAAAACGGAACGATCAGCGCCTGCACCAGTAGCGCGAGTTTGAGCGGCCTTAAGAAGCGCTTCTTCTTCGAGAACAGTACCTTGTCTTTTAAGATTGTCAACAGTAGCCTGTTTAATTTGTGTATCGTAAAACGCATCAAGACCAGCATTGGCCCCGGCAGAAATAGCGCTACCCCATTCAGGTACGCGAAATTCAGGTTGTTTTACGTCAGGAGTTTGGACAGCACCGGCAGAACCGCCGGAACCCTGTCCATAGATTAGATTAGGATTAAGACCCGCTTCTTGGTAACGAGACATTTGAGCAGCGGGAGAGTTGTAATCGTTTTGCATATTCCAAAACTCAAGATTATCATGTTTTTGGAGAGCATACATTTCGCGAGTAAACTCGCGAGATTTACGATTTTGTTTGCCAGTAGAGGCAGCATTTATTGCGCCGCCGGCGATAGCGCCGCCAGCAGCAATTAGAGCAGGGAGAGGCATAGCCTTTTAGTTTAGAGAGTGAGAGGATAGATTGACTTTAACCAGCCTTTCAATGAACGTTTGTAGTCGCTTTCTCCCACAAGTGTACGACGCTCCTTTCAAACTTACAATAGGTCAGGCTGTTTGAGTGTCAATCAGCCATTATACATCAAGAGAATAATGGCTTTAGCCTGCTTTTCGCAGGCATATTAACACTTAGTAGAGTACACGTGTAGAGTAGTTCTGCGCCCCAAAAGGCGCAGATCGCGCACACGACAGGCAAATTTTTGAAGGAAAATTTGCCCGATCGTGTGCGCGTTTTTAGACCTCCTTAGGAGGATCAAAAGGAGGGACAGGCTTTTCAGCCTTTTTTTGACGCAAAGCGTCAGTAGTAGATTGGAGTTCGGATTTCATGTCGCGAGCAAGATCAATACGATCCAGTTCGGACATACGTTCGACATTCGGAAAATCCTCGGAATAAGAAGGAGTGAAGACCTCGACATCGGCACCACGAACGTAACGTTCGAGCATTTCGCTAAGCGAAAGCGATTGATCGGGGACAGTTTTAGAAGGTTTATCATTTACCTCGCCGATGATAGGGTTAGAAGAAAGTT